CCGAGGCGCGTCAGGCCCTTGAACAGCAGTTCCGCGAGGCTGCTGAAGCCAAGGACAAGCGGATTGCTGAGCTTGAAGCACGTGTCCGCGAGCTAGAGCTGATTGCACCTGCGAACACAGCATTAGCGGATGTTGTTCATGACCCGAGCATCGTATTCAAGGCGGACTTCCTAAAGCCGGATCAGATTGAACGCGAAGCTGATGGCACGGTTGTCGTGGTCAATGGTTACGAGCGCAAGCCGATTGGGGAATGGGCTAAGACGTTGCCTAGCTATATGCAAAAAGCACCCAAGCCTCAAGGCGGCGGGGCACCGGCCGGTCGCGCGAGTACAGGTGACATCCCAAGCGGAACAAAAAACCCGTTTGCAAAAGAATCCTTCAACCTGACCGAGCAATCACGTCTGTTTCGCACAGATCGAGACATGTATGAAAGGTTGAAAGCTGCGGCTAACCGTTAATATGCAAATTAAGGCAAAGCTACGCCGCGCCAAACGGGTTACGCCCACACCGTAAACATTCTCTGATTGAAAGATGGCGACTCTCCGGAGTGACATCATCATCCCAGAGGTGTTCACGCCTTACGTCATTGAACAGACCACCCAGCGTGATGCCTTCCTGGCTTCCGGTGTGGTTCAACCAATGGCTGAGCTGAACGCCGCTGAGGGTGGTGGAGATTTCATCCAGGTTCCGTACTACAAAGCGAACCTTTCTGGTGACTTTGAGCGTCTGACCGACAGCTCTTCACTGACCCCAGGCAAGATCACTGCTGACAAGCAGGTGGCCGCTGTACTCCATCGCGGACGTGCATTTGAGTCACGAGATCTCGCCGCTCTGGCCGCTGGTTCCGACCCGATGGCCGCAATTGGCTCCAAGATTGCTGACTACATCGCCAACCAGCGTCAGAAGGATCTGCTGTCCTGCTGCGCCGGTGTCTTCGGTGCTGTTGGTGATACCAGCTCTGCTGCCTTTGCTGGCCTTGCCGTTGATGGTGAGTCCGGCGACACTCCGACCCCGCTTAGCGTGCGTCAGATTGTTGAAGGCCAGTCACTGCTGGGTGACCAAGGGGACAAATTGGCTGCGATTTGCATCCACCCCAAGGTCTACTACGACTTAAAAGAGCGTCGTGCACTTGATTTTGTGTACGACAACAACGGCCAAGCTGACTCGGACGCAACTCAGGGTTCTACGGCTGGCGCTTTCGGCCAAGTCACCGTTCCTACTTTTATGGGAATGCGTGTCATTGTTTCTGCTGATCTCCAGACCGCTGGCTCAGGCTCTTCAACCGAGTACGTCAGCTACATGTTCACCCAAGGGGCTATCGGCTCCGGTGAACAAATGGGACTGACAACAGAAACAGACCGTGACATCCTCGCTAAGAGTGATGCCATGGCAATCGATCTGCACTACGTGTATCACCCGATCGGTTCTAAGTTCTCCACCTCTGTTTCCAACCCCACTCGGGCACAACTGGAAACTGTTGGCAACTGGACCAAGGTGTACGAGACCAACAACATTGGCATCGTGCGGATTACCAACACCAGCAACCTTGACTGAGGGTAATCACCATGGCATCCATTTTTGAGGCAACTGCCGGCAACCTTGTCGGCCCCACTGGCGGCGGCACTGTCACCCAGTCCACCAACAAGTCAACTGCCGTAACTCTCAACGCAGAGTCCGGTCAGATCACCCTTAACAACGCTGCTCTTGCAGCTGCTGCTGAGGTCACCTTCCAGGTGAACAACGACAAGATTTCCGCCACTGATGTGGTGGTGGTGAACCACGGTTCCGCAGGCACCGCTGGTTCTTATCTTGTCAACGCCAACTCTCTTGCATCCGGCTCCTTCAAGGTGACCGTGGCAAACGTCTCTGCTGGCTCTCTCAGCGAGGCAATCGTCATCAACTTTGTCGCCCTTAAGGGCGCATCAAGCTGATGGGTCTGTTCGCTTTCAAGCGAATGCGGGAACGCGAGGCTGCTGCGCAAGCGGCGGCCTCTGCCCCCAAACGCAAGACTTCTACTGTGACGCCCGATGGCAGTAACAATCGACGCAACAGCGGGCGGCGCAAACGCCAACAGCTACATGACGCTGGCGCAAGCTGACGCTTACGTCGAGGCGATGATCGAAAGTACGGATGTGTCCAAGTGGACCACCGGCACTGATGACACGCGTAATCGCGCACTTGCGGCGGCAGCGCAAAGGCTGGACCGAGAAAGGTTTTTAGGCGCAAGGGCAACTGACACGCAGGCATTGCAATGGCCGCGAACAGGCGTCAGAAAGCCCGACACATATGTCAATACTTATTCGACCGGGTTTCCTTTTCGCATCTCTGACGATTACTTCACCGACTCGGAGATTCCTGATCAGATCAAGCGCGCTCAGATTGAGCTTGCTGTCTACCTCAAGAACAACACGGACGGCATCAGCCTCAGCGGCTTGAACGATTTCAAAAACGTTCAGATTGGCAGCCTGAATGTCACGCCAGACAAGACAGGCGCTGTCGGTGCAGACCATGTGCCGCCGATGTTTGAAAGGTACTTGACGGGCCTTAGAATTAGCGGGCCGGGCAACGTTTCTATCCGCAGGAGCTGATCATGTACAAAGACTACGGCGCTGGTGCCGAGGTGATCACTGACACTGCAGCTCACACCGGCCGCTTCTGCGCGATCTATTTCAAAGAAGCAACCACGATTGATGCAATCACAGCGGAGAACTACACCGGCAACAGCCTTGCCAGTGAAGCCTTTCCAGCTGATTCGTACATTTACGGAGTGTTCACCAGCATTCAGCTTTCAAGCGGTGCTTGCCTTGCCTATCGAGTCTGATGGCACTTGCTGACTCTTTAGCGAAGGTCGCGGCAAAGGTTATTGAGAAGTTTGGCGGTGACGTCACGGTGCGGTTTGTCACTGCCGGTTCGTACAACACGACCACGGGTGTCATCAGCCAGAGCAACTCCGACACGGACGTAAAAGGCGTGCTGGAGGATGTTGAGCTGCGTGAAGTCAACGAACTGATTCAAGCTGGTGACAAGCGGCTTACGGTGGCCGCCGATGATTTCACGACAGCACCTGAGACCAAGGATGTGGTGCTGATTAACAGCGTGGTTCATCAGATCATCGCTGTGCAGACGACTGAGCAGGACAACACGGCGATCACCCACGAGCTGATTTTGAGGGCCTGATCATGACGCGTCAAATCAAGATCACGCAAATCGCTCCCTATATGGAGGAGCAGGTTCAAGCGTTGGTTGCAGCAACCACGTTTGAGTGGGAAGCGCGCGTTAAAAAACAGACGCCCACAGTTACTGGCAATCTGAAGAATGGCTGGCGCTCTGAGGTCAAACCGTTTCTTGGCGAGATTGTCAATCCTGTCGAATATGCAGAGCCGGTTTGCTTTGGCAGAAACTTGCCACCGTCTTGGGGCGGCATTGCGCGATCAAGCCCGCCGCCAGGCTTTCCTGAGTTAATCGGCAAAGAGCTTGAGGCGTGGTCTAAGACGCAATATCGTCGGATTGTCGCTAAAAACTGATGGCTGCAGCAGATCTAAACACCATCAGATCAACCATTGAGGGTCGATTGGCGACTGAGCTAGCGAACAGCCCAGCGTTGCCGGTGGTGTTCCACAACATGGCCTATGAGCCAACCCCGAACTCATCGTGGGTGCAGTGTCTGACCTCGTTTGGTGCTGGTGAATACTTGGGCCAAGGTCTAACCAGCAACTCCCAAAACAGGATTGTCGGTCTTGTCTTGATCAACATTTTCACGCCGCAAGGTGCTGGACCTGGCGCAAATTATGTGATTGGAAAGCGTGTCCGAGACCTTTACAATAGGGTGATCGTGTCGGGGGTTTTCTTCGACGCTGCTACAGGTCCAGAGGCACTGGCTTCCCCAGCTCCCGAGGGCTATTTTCAAACACAGGTCCGTGTGACCTTTGAATCCATCGAGGAACTCTGACCATGGCCACCCTTCGCGGAGAACAAGGCGCAGTCCAGTTTGAAACTGGTTCTGGCTCACTTGCAACGGTTGTAGGCACCCGCAGCTGGAGCCTGACAATCACCAAGGAAACTTACGAAACCACCGATCACGGTGACACGTTCCGCAATTTCATCGGTGGCTTGATTTCTGGTTCTGGCACGGTGGAACTGGTCTATGACCCTGATGCCACTGGCCAAGCTGGTCTGATTGAGGACGTTGTTAAAGCCAACGACGCCACTGATGCAAGCTTTGAGCTGTTCACCACTGGCACTTCAACCGGCACTGACAGTCTTGCTTTTGGCGGCATCATCACTGACATGGAAATCACTTCTACAGTCGGTGAATTGGTTGTTGTCAGCTGCAACTTTGTGACCTCCGGCACTATCACTTCTAACCTTCAGTGATAAGGCTATAGTTTGAACGTTCGTTCAAGCTATTAAATGCCTGCTAAAAATCGCACTGTGGATTTGCTGGTTGAGGCATTTGACCTTAACCAGCGCCGCAAGTTCGAGCTGAAAAATGCAGCCGGTGATGTAATCGTCGAGCTGTACTTCAAGCCAATCACGCGCGCAGATCGTAAAAAGGCGCAGAGCTTGGCTGGCACTGACGAAGCTTTGGACATCAGCACTCACATGCTGTGTCAAATGGCTGAGCTTGAAGATGGCACTAAGGCGTTTGCCTCTGCCGATGCGGCCAAGCTGCAACGTCAGCTACCTGAGTCTGTGCTGAATGATGTTGAGCTGTTCTTGTTCGGCCTTAATCAGGATGCTGACCTGGATGAGGCAAAAAACGATTAAGGCAGGACAGCTGGCTCAACTTTGAGTTTTTTCTGGCCTGCGAACTGGGGATGACCGTCAGCAGGCTTCGCACGGAACTGACCGATGCGGAGCTTGTTCATTTTGCTGCGTTCTATGAGGTGAAAGCTGAACGGGAAGAAAAGGCAATAGATCGCGCAAAAATGCGACGGCGGTAGACTTCAAGGAACGCTGAAGTGCAGCCGTGGCAGTCGCCAACATTGAGCTAAGGGTCACTTCCAAGCAAGCGGTCCAGGCGCTGAACAGCGCCAACACCGCAGCAAAGAAGCTGAACGACACCTTGGCTCGATCGCAAGGCGCGATGAAGAGCACAGGCTCAAGCCTTCGTGGTTTGGGCAAGGCAGGATTTGCGGCGGCGAACGGATCAAAGGCCGCGTCTGCTGGCCTTAAGTCTGTTGGTGTTGCAATAAAAACTGCCCTTGGTCCTATCTCGGCAATCATTAGTGGCGTTGCATCTTTGGGCGCTGCCTTTCAGGTGCTTGCCCAGCAAGACTTTGCAGAAGCCAAGGTCCGTTCACTTGGTGTTGATAGCGATGAACTAACTAAGCGTCTATCTGGTGTCAGCCGTGAGCTGGCAGGCCAGGCAAGCGTTGTTGAATTGACAGGCGCGGCCTACGACGTTGCGTCTGCTGGCTTCACTAATGCAGCCGATGCCGCGAACATTTTGAAAGCGGCCAGCCAGGGTGCAACTGGTGGATTCAGCGACATCAACACAGTCGGAGATGCAACAACATCTGTTCTTAATGCTTACGGCTTAGAGGCAGATAAGGCGGCCAAGCTGGTTGATGGGTTTATCCAGACGCAAAACGACGGCAAAATTGTCATTGGCGAATATGCGGCCAACATCGCAAAGGTGGCCCCTATCGCGTCCGCGCTAGGTGTGCCGCTTGAAGAGGTAAACGCTGCAGTAGCGCAAATTACAGGAGGGGGCGAAAAAGCAGAAGTTACATTTACATCCCTTAAGAACGCATTTGCTCAAATTGCTGGGGGCAAAGTAGGAAAAGAGTTCAAAAAATTTGGTGTTGAGATTAGCGCAGCGACACTAAAAAGTGATGGCTTGGCAGGCACGCTTGAAAAGATTAAAGAAACAGGGGCCGACACCGGCACCATTATCAAGGCTTTTGGGATTGAAGGTGGGCAAGCAATAATCTCATTGCTTGGCAATACAGAAAAATACAATCAACTGCTTGAAAATCAAAGGAACTCTCAAGGGGCTGCGGCAAAAGCTGCTTTTACAGCGTCGGACACCATCAACGGTGCAATCAAAAGGCTGCAGACAGCGTTCAGCAATATTTTCTCTGATGGAGCAGAACTTGGTCTGCTGTTGAAAGGCACCTTTCAAGTGGCTGCCGTCACTGTTGAAGTGTTTGGGGCAGCGTTAAAGCTAGTTTTTGCCCCGTTGCGTGGCTTGATTCAAGGCGTCCAGTCTTTCTTTAAGGAGTTGCAGCCCTTTGGTGAAAACATCAACCTGGCATACGAGCTAGAAAAAGGATTCCAAGCCGTGATGGCTGGCATAGATTTTGCTACAAAAGCTGTTACGGGATTTAACGCTGTTGTTACTAGCCAAATCATAGGTGCTCTAGGTCATGTTCTTACTTTTGCGAACAGTATTAGAGAAGGCATCGTCAGCATCTTTAACGATCTTGGCGCGACCATACGAGACACGCTGGCCAACCTTTACGCCAACATTCCACGCCCAATTCAGTTCATCATTGAGCAGGCAGGCGAAGGTTTCAAGGCGGTCACGGGCTTTTTAGGTGATGCCGTTTCTGGTGTAGTTGGCCAAATAAAAGGGGCAGGGCAAGGGATTGCCGAGGGCATCAAAGAGCTTGCTGTTATTGGTGGAGCAGTACAGCAACAACCCGGCTCTCAGCCTGCAGCTGCAAACGCAATTCAGCAGACAAACAATGCCCTAAGTGGCGCAACCAAGGACAGCAAAGATCAAGGAAAGGAAAAACTTACAGAGCGGGAGAAGCAGTTACAGGCCGCAGCAAAGTTGACTCAACAGCTTGAACGTCAAAACGAGCTTGACGCTTT